TTGCATCAGGTAGTATTATAAATTTGTAATATAGATTTTATACAATTGGATATATTTTCTTTTTGAGTCATATTATGTTGGGATTGAGTAGTAGTGAGGATTAGGAGTTGATTTAGAGTTTGGAGAGAGAATGGAAAAATACGAAGTCACGCTTTCTCACATCTCATTTACAGCGTACAGAAAGCCCTATAGCAAGAGTTTTTCTTACGGACTATAGTTTATACCTAACCAACATTAAACTCTCAATACAGAGCATCCTGGCATGTCCTTGCGAAGTCTTTTCCTTACAGCCATGGCGAAGGTATGGCTAAGTAAGGGAAAGGCGAGCAAAGGAAGTAGTAGAAGCAAAGAGCAAAGAAGTGCGTGGTAAGAAGCGTGGCAAGTGGCAGTGCACTAAGTGGGGGAGAGGGGGTAGAAGCGAACGTAGACAGCGGAGAACTATCTCCCAAATATCTCCGGGTTTTTCTAACGCACAAAAAAATACTTCCTTCCAGAAGTATTAATGAATCCACATTGCGTTTTCTACTTCTATTATAACTCTTTTTTCTTACTATTACTCACTTACGGACTATATATGTAACTAAAAAGTTACACTTCTATTTACACAAGTTGAAATCACATTTAATAATTGAATTAGATTCGGACATTCCTTATGTTTGTATCATATCGTAAGTGAAGCTGACGGATTTAGAGGGGGAGAACTGTATATGTTAGTGCATTGTAATTCAAAGTTTCAGTCATACGTCACTTGGTTTCTCTTTCCCTCTGGCAGCTTCTACAACAGAAGTATCGAATTTGGTATATGTCCTCACTGCGAGAAAGAAATAGCTTGTATTGTTGAGTACAGAAAAGCAGATGATTATAAATCTGTTAAGTACGTTAAACAAGGTGGAGTTGGTAGACTAAGAGAGCAATACAGGCACGAAATTGAATATAAAAGTACAGATTTGCTTAATCCTAAAGGAGTGCCTTATGGTTGGAGATACGGATTAAACAAAGAAAAAGTTAATAAGAATACTGGAGAAGTTACATTAGAACAAATTGCTTGTGACTTCTACGGCAATAAAGAAACAGTAAATGTTAAGCAGGCTTAGTTTGTACTCCTTGATTGCACACGATTTTTTCACCTTTCTCTCTTTTAATATTCTTCCTCGAGAGCCTGCTTTTTCTTAGAATTTATGGCAGATAAAAAATTAGAAAATGGCAAACGTAAGCCAACAGCTAAAGATTGGGATAAGGTCAGAATGATGTTTCTTCGTAACGAAGAACTTGATTACATTCTGGCTTCGCTTCCTGATGTTCAAATAGCCAAATCAACTATTATGGCGAAGATGTCTAAAGAAGGATTAGTGGCTAAGCGTAATGTTATACAAGAGAAAGCTATAGACCACGCATCTTCCTTGGCAGAAAAAGACAAACTAGAAGTTAATAACTTGTGCATAGATTTGTACCACAAAGGGGCAGATATAATTAATGCTCTGTTAGCTCAATACAGTTACGAATTGGCACAAGGAAACGTATCTAAAGGACAAGCAAGAGCTACTGCATACAATACAGATATGCTTATGTCTGGTGTTACTAAGATACAAAAAGGGATGAGAGTTGCCTACGGAATGGATGATAACGGCAAATTATACGAAAAAGAACCAGAAGTAATGATTATAGAAGGTTTTGACCAAGAGAAAATTTAATGGAATACATAGTAGAAAAAACACAGAAAGTTAAGAAACTAGGACAAGAAGACAAGGATTCTTTGGCTAAGAAGATAGTTGAAGATTTCAAGTCTTATGACAATGCAAGAGCTTCTCAATTAGAGAAAGCCAAGAGAGTTTCTGATGAAGTTTTCTTTAAGAATGTAGCTAAAGAAGAAGCAGACAGTAAGAAAGCTTGGAAAAGTCGTTTAAAGATGGGCAAATCTTATATGCTCCATCAGATATTGAAAGCTTTTATCTGGAAGAATACATACGCTAATACAAACTCTATGTTTGATGTATCCGGCGAGAACTTAGAAGCAGATAATAACTCAAACAAGCAAAAAACTATGCTTGTTGACTGCTTAGAGAAGATGAATTATGAGAAATCTTATGACGAAATTCTCAATAATGCGCTTATATATGGCGAGCTTATAAGCTTTACAACGTGGAAAAAACATTCAGAAGAATACAGAAGACCTATCAGCTTTTTTGACGGCATTACTGACCCGACAAAACTGCCTAAAATAGCTTCTGCAATAGCAAAGGGGGATAAATTCTATGTTGATGAACGAGTTGATTTCGACAATCCTTATATTTATCCTGTTGACCCTGCTAACTTTGTTTTTGACACTACTCAATCTGATAGAGATTGGGAAACTTGCCCGAAGATTAACAGAACTTGGCGCACTCCCGAAGACATAATCAACAACAAGTATTTTGATGTGTCTAAAGAAGTAGCAAACGACTTGAGAGAACTTGTTAAATCGGGTTCAGAACCAAGCAAGTTATCAAATCAAGATACTGATTCTCTAAAAGATGAACATAGAAATGGTACTACTGTAGAAATGTTGGAACATTGGGGAGACTTAATGATGCCAGACGGTACAGTTCTTCGTAACTGGTACGCAGTAGTAGTTGCCGGAAAGTATTTAATAAGGTTTGAAAAGAATCCTTTTATAATCAATCCGTTTACTTTTGATTGCTTTATAAGAGACCCTGAGAATAAACGTGGCATTAGTCCACTTTATTCAGTTTATGACATAGCTCATACACAAGAAGATATTATGAGAAGGACTATGAACTTGCAATCTCTTACAGAGAACCCACCTGTCCTTTCACCTAAAGGATTCTTTGGAGACGAGCCAGACGATATAGACTTATATCCCGGCAAAGTCATAGAATACGACCAGCAAATGTATCAAGATTCAGCAGTCACACCTCTCAAATTTGAAGTTAATGTGTTTGCTAATGATATGAGCTATATAGATGATTTAATCTCAGAAATATCAGGCATATTCCCTAATATGGCAGGAGCTTCCGAAAACGATAGAACTACTGCCACAGAAATATCAACAAAAGTAGAAGGTCAGTTGACTCGTCTTAAAATGCTTTTAGATGTAATCAACCAAGGATTGATACTGGCAGACGTTAAAAACATAGCCAAACTAAAAGCAAACTTTACTTTTGGCGAAGAAACTATCTTCGTAAACAACAATAATCAACCTGAAAACGTAACTATAAACGATGAAGTAAGGCAAGCTGATTACAGATATACATATGCTGATAGAAGCGCCACTAATGAAAGATTTAATTACGTTGATATGGTTGCACAAGCTATACAGATGTTTGTTAAATCAGGCTTACAAGTAAACTTAGAAGAAGTATTTACTTGGTTTATGGAACAAAAAGGTGTAGAAGACCCGGAAAGATTTTTGAATATACAGCAGTTCCTATCTCCTGAAACTCAACAGGCACTTATGAACAATCCTATGTTAGCTCCTATTATTCAGCAGATGGAACAGAATGTTGCAATGGCTAAGCAAGGACAACAACCACAAGAAGGTGGCGGAGAAATGCCACAGTTAGAGCCAGTACAACTTACAGAAGAATCGCTTCCAGACAAACTTAGTCATATCCCAGGAAGGAACTTAATGAATGGCTAATTTAGATGAATTAAAGCGCAAATATGACTTGGTGGACAATGAAGTCTATCCAAAACTAAGAGCAGAATATTTAGACTACATAGTTAGTCAGGCAAACTCTCAAACAAACCCAGAAGTATTGAGAGGAATGCTTTTATTAATCAACCAATCTGACAAATGGGAGCAGAACTTTATTGCTGCTCGTAAGAAGATAGAGGAGTAAGTAAATGGAAAATGAAGTATCAACCAACGAGGTTGTAACTTCATCAGACAACTCAGAGCTTAGTCTTGACGAACAAATAGACAGAGCATTATCTGAGCCTGATGAAACACAACCCGAAGAAAAACAAGAGCCAAAAGCAGATGCACAAGAGTCTGCTAATGAAGAAAAAGAAGAAAAGGATAACAGTTTTAACTGCCCTGATAAGTTCAAAAACAAAGACGGCTCTATAAACATAGAAAATCTTGTGAAATCATACACTGGTTTAGAACCTCTAATCAACGAAAAAAGTGCTTGGGAAAAGGAAAGAGCAGAGCTTCTTAAGTACAAAGAACAATTAGAGAAGTATAACCAACAGCAAGAAGAAAAAGCAAAGAATGCTGGGTATGAATCTGCTTTGGATATGCAACACTCTCATCAAGTTGCACAATTTGAAGCTAACGAATATTTAAAGTATTTGCAATACCTAGATGATGAGACTAGACCTAACGTTCAAAAACTGATTAACGATTATGCTAACAATCCGTCAGAAGTTATTATGAAGCAAATAGAAATAGAATTTGCTCCAGAAATAAACAAGCGTATTGCAATACAGGCTGATAGAATGGAACGTCAGTTTGAAGCTGATAAACAGACACAAGCACAAACGCTACAAATGTCTAACATTGAGAATATAATCTCAAAGTCCGTTGAGTCAAACAATGAATTGTTTAGCTATGAGCCGTTCAAGAATTTATTTGTTAATGCTTTGCATAAATTTGGTGATAGGTTCACTTATGAAGATGCCGAAGCATTAATGACAGCAGTAAAAGACTTAAAGAGTGCATTTGAAGCTGAATTTCAAAAAGGTAATGCTTCTAATGAAGCTAATAAGAAAGCTACTGATGCCCTTGCAGCTATTACTGGACAAAGCTCTGCTCCTACGGGTAAGGGGTCAAAAAGAATAGATATCAATACTATTTCTGACTCTGAACTCAATAAATTACTAGATGAGTACATTTAAGGAGATTAGAAAATGTCAATAGAACAATTAATTTTAGGAACTTTTAACAAATCCTTCAACAAATACTTCTATGATGAATTAGTTGTAGGACAATTAGCTCACACAGAGTTAAAAAATGGTATTAAAAAAGGCGATGAAGTAGACGTACATATGCCAGTTCTTCAAAGATTATTTGACTATACTGGTGGCGATTTGCCGGATGCAGAAGTTGTAACTTCTTCAACTACTAAAATTCGTATCGACAGAGGTAAGGCATTCCACTTTGAAGTTGATGAAATCAAAAAACAACAAATCGAAAATGCTCCTGATATGAAACAAAAAGTTGACTTGGCTAAAGAATATTCTTCTGACGGCATTAAACAATTTGCTTCATTCGTAGACCAAGCATACGCAGGGTTATATACAAGAGCAGGATATTATCTTGATGATAGTGGTGATGCCATTTCATTAACAGCAGATATCGCTAAAGAAATCCTCGCTTATATGCAAACAAGATTCAAAAGAGGTGATGGCATAGGTCACAACTCTTGGGTTGACGGTCAAATGATAGCAGTAGTTCCGCCTGAATTTCAATTCTATCTTGGCAAACTTGATGATTTGAAATATGTTGAATCAGGTCACAAGAAAATGGCTAAAGGCTTTATCGGACATCTTGCTGGTTGGGATATTGTTGTATCTAACAATATCGCTGGTGTAGATGATGGAAATGGTGGTCTTAACTACTATCCTCTATTCGGTATTAAAGGTAAAACTTTTGCAGGTGGTGTTTCAGCAGATTTGAATATGAAATCCTATATGCCTGAAAAGAACTTCAATACTCGTTACAAAGGCTATGGTTTGTATGGTGTTGGAGCGCCTAGAGCAGACTTATTTGGTACAGTTAAAATAGCTGCTCCTCTTACAATAACTACAACATAGACAAAGTAAAACCAAGCTCTCTAAGGGAGTTGAAATACACTCCCTTTTTTTAAGAGAAGCGTTATTAAAACGAACAAATTTATAACAAAAACATTATAGGAGAAATAATAATGGCTAGAGACGAAATAACAGTACAGCTTCCTGTTCAAGAAGCTACTCAGTCAGCAGAAGTTGCAGTAATTACTAAGCAGTCCATAACTCCTGCTAACGGAATTAAAATCAAAAAAGCATTAGATAACAAAAACAATTCAATGGTTATCATAGTTGAACCTTCTTCCACTGGAAAAAATTTAATAATTAAAGCTGGTGACAACTATCCTAACAGAGTATTAGGTGATTTATCCATCGCTCCTACTCAAAACAAAGTAAATGCCATTCTTCTTGAAGATATTTCAAGATTTGAAAACAGAGATGGCTCTGTAAACATAGACTTTGCTACTGGATTTGAAGGTTATATCTATGCAGTTGCAAAACGTGCTGGTTTAAAACCAGTTGTATAAGCTTGATAGAGGGGAGAAATCCCCTCTATTTTGATATGTTATTAATAATTAAATCTTGGGTCATCAGACTCTGGGTAATCATCTGCATTATACTTAATAACTTTTTGTTGTTTTATTGGTAAGTGAAGAATATTTTTATGAACACAATTTGACAACTTGCCAATGCTTAGACACGAAAAATACACAACAAATACGACTAATATTGATATTGTAATAAAACTAACAAATATATTTTTGATTTTTAAATTTATTTTGCATAGCAAGTTCTCGATACCGCCAAAATAATCAAAAACATTTTTTATAATGTAAAGTACAAAAATTTCTATTGGAAGCATTATTAACAAAGCGAAAAACAGGTTGCCAAAAGTATAAAAAAATCTACTTAATATAAACACTACAATTATAATTGTTCCAATATGGTCTGTTTCATTTAAAAACCTTTTAATATCTTTGAATAAATTGAAATTTTTGTCCATCACACACCCTTTCTTACAACAAATATACTAAATTAAAGGAGTAATTGTCAATGATTAAACTATTATACAAACCAACAGGTAATTTATTTACAATTCCTGACGAAGAAGCATTACGCATCAAAAGAGAAGACAGAGGTAATGATTATGTGGTCGTAGATGCTGGTTTACAACAAAAGGAAAATAAAACTATATCTGAGGAAGAAACTCGTCAAATAGAGGTATCAGTAACAGCTCAGATTGAACAAAATAATAAAGCAGCAAAAGAAGAAGAAGAAAAAAGACAAGTTAAAGAAGAAAAAGAAGATAAGAAGAAAGCAAAAGTTGTTGAGTATAGAAATGATGATACGGAAGAACTAAAAAAGATGTCTAAGAAAGAACTTGTAGCTCTTGCAGAAAAATTAGGTATTCGTGATATGCAGAACTGCACAATGAATGAAA